TACAAATAGAGCTGTTGGAGAATTAAATCATCCAGAAGGTCCAACAGTTAATCTGGATAAGGTTTCGCACCGTATTACCGACATGAATTGGGACGGTAATAACGTGATGGGAAAAGCGCTTGTATTAGACACACCAATGGGAAATATCGTAAAAGGTCTCCTAGAAGGCGGTTGTCAATTAGGCGTTTCAACTCGTGGTATGGGAAGTCTTGAGGATAAGGCCGGCACTGCTCATGTGAAAGACGATTTTCACTTAGCTACTGTCGACGTTGTACAAGATCCATCTGCACCGGACGCTTTCGTTAATGGGATAATGGAAGGTGTAGAATGGATATGGAACAACGGTATTATACAACCTCAAGTCATTGAAAAGATTGAGACTGAAATTAAAAAAGCTCCGCGCTCGAATTTACACGAAGTGCAGGAACGTGAGTTTAAAAATTTCCTCTCGTTGTTAAAATCTAAATAAGGGGAGTCAAAACATGACTGAACAAACCAAAGATCAGGATGTTGAGCTCAACGATGAACTCGAGGAAGCTCATGATCCTAAAAATGCTGAAGCACAGTCAATAGCCTCTGCCGACACAGCTACTGATGCAGGTCCAACTGCAAAAGAGCCTGGCGGAAAAGGTCTAAAAGCTGAGCCAATGCCAAAAACTAAAGCGGGAATTATCAACGCTATGTTTTCAAAACTTAACAGTATGCCAAAAGCATCCTTAGCTGGAATGTATGGAACTGTTATGGGCGAAGACGTAAAAGTTGAAATCGAAGACGAAAAAGTAGAACTTACTTCTAATGAAGATATCGATGCTCTTATAAAGAGTGAAGATGGTCTATCAGAAGGATTTAAGGAAAAAGCTGCTGTTATCTTCGAAGCCGCTGTAAATTCCAAAGTTGCCGACGCTGCCAAAGCAAAAGAAGCTGATTTAGAAGCTGAAGTTGCTGTAAGAGTGGAAGCAATGGAAGAGCAATATAAATCAGATATCGAAGATGGTCTTAACGAAGCTCGTGATGAGTTAGTTGGGAAAATCGATAGTTATCTAAACTACGTTGTTGAAACATGGATGACAGAAAATAGACTCGCTGTCGAAAAGGGTCTAAGAACTGAAATCGCTGAGACTTTCATGAATAATCTTAAAGATCTATTCACAGAGTCTTATATCCAAGTTCCTGAATCCAAAGTTGACCTGGTTGATGATCTAGTTGAGCAAGTTGAAGAACTTGAAGATCAACTTAATAAATCAACTGAACAAGCTATGCATATGAAAGCTGAAGGTGACGATCTAAGACGTTCTATAGTGATCAAGAATGCCTCAAAGGATCTTGCTGAAACTCAAATAGCAAAACTTGAAAAACTCGCAGAAGGTATTGATTTTGAAGACGAAGAAACTTTCGCTAAGAAAGTCGCTACTCTTAAGGACTCATATTTTTCAGAAACTCCTGAAAAAGCCGTTGAAGCTCAAGCAGCTGAAAAGGTGAATGAGGCTACCGAAGAGGATGCAACTGAAGAAGTTGAAGTGAATTCTGTCATGGAAAAGTACCTGACAGCAATCAGAAACTCTAATTAAGGGGAGACACTTAAATGTCTAATTACTACAAAAACCTGACAGAAAAATGGGCACCAGTGCTCAATGAAGAGTCAGCAGGTGAAATTAAAGACTCTTACAGAAAAGCTGTTACTGCCGTTATTCTTGAGAACCAAGAGGCAGCACTAGCTGAACAGCGACAAACACTTACTGAAGCCGGACCAGGAAACGCAGCTTCATCTATCGACAGATGGGATCCTGTTCTAATCTCACTCGTAAGACGAGCTATGCCAAATATGATGGCTTATGACGTCTGCGGTGTTCAACCAATGACTGGACCTACTGGCCTTATCTTCGCGATGAAGTCACGATATGGTGCAGGAGCAACAGGTTCAACTGAAGCTCTCTATAACGAAGCTAATACTGCTTGGGGTGGTGACTCAACAGGTGCTAACGGTGCGGCTGGTCCATCTGGATTAAACGTAACTAACGCCAACTCAGCTCATACTATCGACTCAGACCGTGCGACAACTGGTTTTGCAGGTGGTATGCCAACAGCAGACGCTGAAGGACTAGGATCTTCAGGACAAGGACCTGCTTCGACTTTTAATGAAATGGGATTCACCATTGAAAAAGCTACTGTGACTGCGAAGTCAAGAGCTCTAAAAGCCGAATACAGCTTAGAACTAGCACAAGACCTTAAAGCGATTCATGGTCTTGACGCTGAGCAGGAATTATCAAACATTCTTTCTGCTGAAATTCTAGCTGAAATCAACAGAGAAGTTATCAGAACTATCAACGCACAAGCTAAGACAGGTGCATCTACAGCTAATACTGCTGTTAACGGTGTGTTTAACCTTTCTTCAGATGCTGATGGTAGATGGTCTGTTGAGAAGTTCAAAGGCTTAATGGTTCAAATCGACCGTGAAGCGAACACAATTGCAAAAGAAACCAGACGTGGACGTGGTAACTTCATCATCTGTTCTTCAGATGTTGCAAGTGCTCTAGCCTCAACTGGAATGCTCGACTACGCTCCTGCGATGTCAACTGCACTAAATGTTGATGACACAGGAAACACTTTTGCTGGTGTTATGAATGGTAGAACTAAAGTCTACATCGACCCATATGCGACAGTTGATTACATCACTGTAGGTTACAAAGGAACTAACGCATACGATGCTGGTCTTTTCTATTGCCCATACGTACCTCTAACAATGGTCAGAGCTGTTGCTGAGGCTACATTCCAACCAAAAATTGGTTTCAAAACCAGATATGGAATGGTCTCAAACCCATTTGTAGGATCTACTCCTTCAAACGGTCTTGCTTCAGCAAAGACTAACCAATACTACAGAATCTTCAGAGTGGATAATATCCTAACATAAGAAGATCTTTCAC